CAGATTGACTGGACGCAGGTAGCACTCGACTTTGCGCAGTCTGTCTGCACAGGTAGTGACTACTGCACTTGGGCCAAACCCAATCGTCGCTACATCGGTTCGGACATCTACATGCCCAGTGCGCTCAGTGACAAGATCACCGAGATCGTGCTTGCGTGTGACACGTCAGGGTCATGCTTGTATGACGCACCTGCATTCCTAGCCGAGATGCAGTCTATCTGTTCCACACTCAATATTAGTGGGGTCAGGATTCTGTACTGGGGCAGTTCGGTTGTCGGTGACGAGTTCTACGACGAAGATACGATGGACAACTTTACTGAGCTTACCAAACCCGTAGGCGGCGGTGGCACTAAAGCACGGTGTGTAACTGATTACATGCAGGAACACCAGATCAACCCCGAAGGCGTGATCGTCTTTACGGACGGTGACGTATGGGCTAACGAATGGGGTACTTGGAACGTGCCAGTTCTATGGTGTATCAAGGACAACCCCAAAGCCAAGCCTCCGGTGGGTAAGACAGTACATCTAACAGCAGACCAACTTTAGGAGCAAGCTAGTGGGACTTATAACAGGAAAGAGAAAGATACGACTATCGCGCAAGATATGGCAGACGGTGGAGATCGAAGTGGATCTAGAACATATCCACATTGATGCCGAGCCTGAAACCGTAAGCGATGTAAAGGACTGGGTTCTGGGTGCGGGGGATAGATACGTTGCCTATACCACAGTCAAACATCTCGTCGATGAGCAGATAGACCGAAACGCTGACTGGGTTGACGAAGAGCGCGAAGAGCACCACTTGAGCGATTGGAAATGGGAAGAAGCTAAAGAGAATTTCAGGCACGACAGAAAAAGCTGAAGAAGCAGAAGAGGATAATCTGTCTGATTTAAATATTTAGTTATAAGTACTTATAACAAAGTATCTAGGGACAGGATTTATCCACAACCATAAAATAGTTTATGTAAGGGAAACAAAATGACATATGTAAGTTCAACATATAAGCACTGGGTAGAAGATCTACAAGAGGTAGATCTAGATAAAGTGTATGAAGCAAGCTACGAAACATACAGTGTTTTTGACAGGAACTACCTCGACTATGCTAGAGAAGTGCGAGACAAGTTACGTGGCCGATTACGTACACGCGATATACGGTTTGCTACGTACAAACCGCTCAACGACGATCATCCTAATTACTGGATCTACGAGCAGGGTGATCTAATGCCGATGGGATACATCAGCACCGCTAACAAAACCGTCAATCGGGGGTACGTTGATGAAAAGACGTATCAGGTGTTCCGTGTCAGATCACCGCACGTCAATAACCAAAAGTACCACAACGAAGTTGTTCATAGTAAGTCACGGGCTACAGCAGTTAAGAAGGCATTAGGTGTTCTACACAACCGCACGTTGGGTGAGATAGCAGAAATGCACACATACGGCTTCAAGGAAGCAATTAGCACCAAAAAGAACGCGCTAGACAAGGATCTAGAGGGGCTAATAAAAAGTGTGTGCAGAGTCAGTGATTCTAAATACTTTTTACAATCTAATGCGTTCACTGCGATGACTAACCCCGCAGTGTTCGAGGTGTTGAGTAAGAACGTGCCAGATGTTGCGAGTACGATTACGCAGATACATGACGCGCAGGACACCATAAAAGGCTTCAAAGATACCCATGACTCTAGCAGAGTGGTGTTTGTCCATTGCAAAGAGAACGATGCCACTGTAATTTGGTCTAACAACTTTTCGGACTACGATCACACGGACGCAGCACTTGTGAGGCATTTTCGTGTCGGCGAGTTTCCTGAGTTGGAGCAGCGCATAAACTCGTTGTCTATTATGGACTCCAACGATGCGGTGCTAGACGTGGGTATGAAAGTACGAGATAACTTGTACTTTGTAGTCATCTCTCAAGTCCCGTCGTTGTAAGGTAGTAATTAATCTTATGTATTACGTAGACTTGTCATACGATACAGATAAGTGTAAGGTCTGGTCGCTTGATACTCTTTCTATTGAAACATCGTATGAAGGTGTCTATGATAGTCCAGAGCATCTACCTGATGAAATTAAAAATCGGGTAGTTGCTCTGTCGATTATGCAGCCAAATAGTCCTCCAGTGTCGGGCGTAGGAATGCGCTCGGCAGTGGATAAATTTTGGGTCTACATCTGATAACAGTTCCGTGGGCAAAAGGGAGAGTGTGATGAGATACCACATCGTGACAAACGAGGTAGTGAGCTATTACACAGAAATAGAAGCTGAAGACGAGGAACAAGCGAGAGAAACAGCTTTGAAAAAAGGTGGTGTTTGGTTGCGTTTACCGCACTCAATAAGCCATGAGGTTGTAAGCGTGATGGACAAAGACACGCCTCACCAAGGGACAGAGAAGTGAGAGTTGTCTTGGAGCTTGAAGAAGAGGATTTCGTGCGGCTAATGGATCTACAACATGAGATCTTGGCAGTTCTGGAGCGTATAGAAAAACTTTTACAGGAGCAAACGAATGGCAATGACACCAGAAAAAAGAGTTAAAGAAGCGGTCAGAAAACAACTGCGTTCAGTAGGTGCATATCACTTCTTCCCTGCTACTGGTGGATACGGCAAGAGTGGTGTGCCTGATATTGTCGGGTGTTTTCGCGGTAAGTTTTTTGGTATCGAATGTAAGGCAGGTAACAACAAGCCTACCCCACTACAAGAAAAGAACTTACAGGAAATACGTCAAGCGGGTGGGATCGCGTTGATAGTAAACGAGCAAAATGTAGAAAACGTTTTGGATGAGATAGGTGCTGTACCAGCACAACTGGAGATGGATTTTAACTAGGAGATTGGTATGAAATACGAAAACCTACGTAAGGGCATGGTTTTTGAGTTTGTTGAGAATAGAAGAAACACTGAAAAAGCGTCCAATGATCCGACTAAGTTTTGGGAAGTCATTAAACTAACCCAAGAACAAGAACGTGAGTATCTAATTACTCAAATAGTTTTGGGTAGGCTGGCCGATAGAAAGACTTTCAACGCTGACGTTGAAGATCTCAATAACCCCCGAAGGTGGATGTACCATGAGGGTGCGGGGGTACAAGAAGTTACTGTTAAACAGTTATCTTTTCTCGATGGCCGCGACCCAATAATGCTTTCCCAAAACGCAGTCACCGAACCCCCCGCAACAAAAGCAAACGTTGTCAGTATCTCTGATGGGACAGTTCCTGTTGGCGATGTAGAAAGTGCGTATGCCAAATATGCCAACTGCACAATAGACGATTGGGAACTAATCGCAGATGCCTTCTTTGATACAAAGGGGTTTGATACGCGAAAAGAAAAACCCAAATCTTATACGCGCTCGTACCAAGTGCATTCTCAAGAGTGGTCAGCGTTTGTAGATCAAAAGACGGTCAGGGAAATAAGAAACCTTGGGTTGCGCATAACCGATTGGGAGCAAAACACGAGTCCTTGCAGCTACCAAACGGTTATTCGCAGGTTGTTACAAGGGTGCCAGTGGTTTGGGAAACCGCAGTACAGACAGTTTCTAACTCAAGCGATACAAAAGCGTATTCATAAGAACAGGTAATACACATGACTATTAAAAAGAAACGTGGCCGACCACGGAAGGATGTTACTTCTTCTGTGGATATAACCAACAGCAGTGTTTCAAAACCACAGGTACATAAAACACCGCTATTGGTAAAGAAGCTGGCGGACAATGCACAACAGGAATCAATAATGCAGGGATTGGCAGCGGTTAGTGACGGTAGTACAGCTAGCTATTACGAGTTACCTAAAGGTGCAAAAGAACTTCAGGATCTCATATCACATAAGAACATGAACGCCCAGATTGGAGAGATCTTCAGAGCGTGTTATAGGTACGGACAAGCATCTCATAGCGACCAGCTACGCGATGCTAAGAAGATTCGGTTTTATATCAACGCTGAAATTAAACGATTAGGGGGTAAGTAACGGCTAGACCGCACCTGTTTTGGGGTACGGCCCATCAGTAATGGTGGGCCTCAACCGGATGCTCGGAGTAGGCAAACCCTACTGCCCTGCCCCACCCACTTCTAACGGAGACAACGTTATGGATACAAAAAAGAAGTTTAACATCACGCTAGAAGAGACTGTGCGTAGGCGCATACAAGTCGAAGCAAAGAACGAGGAACAAGCTCGGTTTGCTGTTCAAGACGGTGAGGGCCACTATTTAGAGCTACCTAAGACTGTAAAGTATGATATTCAACAGGTGTTTGAAGTTGAGGAAGCAAGTTAGTGGATCTAATCACGTTAGATTTTGAAACGTTTTACGATAAGGACTTTTCTCTATCTAAGTTAACCACAGAAGAATACATCCGCGATTCTCGTTTTGAGATCGTGGGTGTGGGGGTGAAAGTAAATAATGGTGCTACGGAGTGGGCGAGTGGGACTCATCAGGAACTTCAAGAGTACCTTAACGACTTTGACTGGGCTAATAGCATGTTACTCGCCCACAACACTATGTTTGACGGTGCTATATTATCTTGGCTCTTTGATATTCGTCCTAGGGTTTATTGCGATACTCTTTGTATCGCCCGTGCTTTACATGGGGTGGAAGCTAGTGGAAGTCTCAAAGCGTTAGCTGAACGCTACGACATTGGAGAAAAGGGTACCGAAGTACTCAAGGCAATCGGTAAACGCAGAGAAGACTTTAGTGATGATGAGTTAGATCTGTACGGTGATTACTGCATCAATGACGTAGAGCTTACCTACAAGTTGTTTTCTCTGATGGGCCGCAACTTTCCCAAGAAAGAGCTACAGATAATCGACTGCACGTTACGGATGTATTTACTTCCGCGATTAGATCTAGATTTGAATTTACTAAGCTCGCATCTTTACACGATTAAAAAGAATAAAGAGAAGTTGTTATGTAAAGCAGGGGTCTCTCGTAAGGATCTCATGTCAAACAACAAGTTCGCAGAGTTGTTGATTGAGCAGGGTGTAACACCTCCTACCAAAATAAGCACCACGACAGGCAAAGAGACCTTCGCATTCGCTAAAACCGATGAAGCATTCAAGCGCCTTGAAGAGCATGAAAATGAAAACGTCCAAACGCTGGTTGCTGCACGGCTGGGTAACAAAAGCACTCTAGAAGAGACGCGCACCCAGAGGTTTATAGATATTAGCAACCGAGGGTTGCTGCCCGTGCCTGTAAGATATTACGCCGCGCACACTGGTAGGTGGGGCGGGGATGACAAGATAAATTTACAGAATCTTCCTAGCCGTGGGCCAAACGGCAAAATGCTAAAGCGGAGTATCCTTGCGTTAGATGGATACAGGCTAGTTGACTGCGACTCTTCACAGATTGAAGCGCGAGTCTTGGCTTGGCTTGCGGGGCAGACAGATCTCGTAGATGCGTTTGCTAACAAAGAAGATGTCTACGTAAAAATGGCCGCACGTATCTACAACATACCTATTGACCGACTTGAGCACGTAACCAAAGAGCAGCGGTTTGTTGGTAAGACCACGATTTTAGGTGCGGGTTACGGTATGGGCGCGGTGAAGTTTCAAGCACAATTAGAATCTCTTGGAACTCAAATCGACCTTGACGAAGCACGGCGTATCATCAATATATACCGTGACGCTAACTGGAAAATAAACCACTTGTGGCGTGAAGCTCAAAACATGTTGTCCATGCTGTATGAAAAGCAGTCAATGCGTATCGGCGTCCCCCCTCTTATTAGATCTATAGGTAAGAACTCTTCCATATTACTGCCAAGTGGTCTGGAAATGCGGTACGAAGATCTAGATAGAGAACAAGGTGAACGTGGCATAGAGTACAGTTACAAAACAAGACGAGGCCGAACTCGGATCTACGGTGGGAAAGTTATAGAGAACGTATGTCAGGCAGTCGCTCGGTGCATTATCGGTGAGCAGATGCTACTTATACGTAAAAAGTACCCGCCCGTGCTGACCGTGCATGACTCTATCGTAGTCAGTGTTCCCAAAGATGAAGTAGAAGAAGCGCAAAATTACGTAGAGCAGTGTATGCGCTACGTGCCAGATTGGGCGGAAGGACTGCCACTTGACTGCGAGAGCGGTGTGGCTATGGCGTATGGAGACTGTGAAGCATGAACGCCGCACCGTGGTCATTCAGCAAAATTAAAGCATTTCAACAATGCCCCAAGCAGTTTTACCACGAGAAAATAATCAAACAATATCCGTTCAAGATGACTGATGCCGTGCGTTACGGTAATGAGTTTCACAAAGCCGCAGAAAACTACATACAGGGAAAAGAGTTAGATAGGCGATTTGAGTTTGCTCGGCCCGCGTTGGACTCACTTAACGCAAAAGAGGGTGACAAGTTATGTGAATACAGGATGGGGCTAACAAACCGTTTAGAACCATGTACGTTTGGTGCAAGGAACGTTTGGTTTAGAGGGATAGCGGACTTACTCATCCTAGATCATAAAAATAATCTAGCATGGGTTATTGATTACAAAACAGGCAAATCAGCGCAATATGCGGATAGCGGTCAGTTAGAACTTATGGCGATGGCTGTGTTTAGGCACTTCCCACATATCGACACGGTGCGAGCTGGATTGTTATTTGTTGTGTGTAACGAGTTAATTAAAGATTCTTTCATAGCTTCAGACAGTAAAAAACTATGGATCAAGTGGGCAGATTCGTTTACTGATATGCAGTATGCGTATGAGAACGATGTGTGGAATCCAAACCCTAGTGGTTTGTGTAGGAGGCACTGCCCAGTGGTTGAATGCAGTCATAACGGGAGTAACAGATAATGCCTTATAAGAATCCAAAGGATCGTAAGAAACAAAAGCCAGATAAAAAAGGAACAAAGGCTTTTGAAGCTCGTATGGAGCGGCAACGCGCCAGACGTAAGATGGATAGAACCGGCAAAGACGCAAACAAAAACGGAGTGGCTGACAAGCGCGAAGGTAAAGACGTTAGCCATAAAAAGATGTTGAGTAAGGGTGGATCGAATAAGGATGGTGTGCGGGTAGAAAGCCGTAGTGCAAACCGTAGCCGTAACGGCAAAAGCCCCAAACGTAAATGAGAGAAGAAGTCAAAGGTGTTTTGGCTGGGGTCGGTGTCGCTGCTGGCGTATATGTCGTAGCGTTTATTTTGTATTTAATGGTTTAGGCTTGGGGTACTTCATTGACCTCTCCAGCGCGTTCCCGCCCGCGTGGCCGAAGGCGGGCTTTTTAGGCCGAGGTGCGAGGGTTTATTCCTTTTCTCTCGCTCCTATCTCATCACGTTCCCGTCCGTGAGGCTGAAGGCGGGCTTTCAAAAAAGGCGGTAAGTATGCAAGTCATAGACAATAAAGCTCTACTATTAAAATTACGCCAGCCTGAAAAGGTAACTAGTGTTATACCTAAAAGTAAGTTGTTACCTGATAATCGGGTATTGGTTAACTGGGGCATTGAAGAGACACACGTACTAAAGAACTTAAACATCAAAGCACCTTCGCCTATCGAAGCTGAGTACGAGTGGACAGGAAAGCACGAGCCGTTTGACCATCAAAAAACTACTAGCTCGTTTCTGACGTTGAACAAAAGAGCGTTCTGCTTCAACGAACAAGGCACAGGTAAGACTGCTAGTGCTATCTGGGCAGCAGACTACTTGATGAGTAAGGGCAGGATAAACAGAGCCTTAGTTATATGCCCGTTGTCGATTATGGATTCTGCATGGCGGCAAGATTTGTTTACTTTCGCCATGCATAGATCCGTTTCAGTTGCATACGGTAGTTCAAAGCAACGCCGAAAGATAATAGAGGAAGGCGCTGAGTTCGTCATAATTAACTACGATGGTGTTGAGGTTGTCAGGGACGCTATCGAAGAAGGTGGGTTTGACTTAGTTATCGTGGACGAAGCCACGCACTATAAGAACGTGCAAACTAACCGATGGAAAACGTTGAACAGTCTCATAACTGGTTCTACGTGGGTATGGATGATGACCGGAACGCCCGCTGCGCAAAGTCCACTAGATGCATTTGGATTAGCTAAGATCGTAGACCCCAAATCAGTACCAAGATTCTTTGGCACTTTCCGTGACCAAGTTATGAGCAAAGTGAGTCAGTTCAAGTGGGTGCCGAAGCCCGAAGCTACAGAGATAGTATTTAGTGCTTTGCAACCAGCGATACGGTTTACTAAAGCCGAGTGTCTGGACTTACCAGAGATTGTTTACACACATCGTGAGGTCGAGCTTACAAGACAGCAGCAGAAGTACTACAAAGAACTGAAAGATAAGATGGTGATGCAAGCAGCAGGAGAACAAATCTCTGCGGCAAATGCTGCCGTTAATCTCAACAAGCTACTACAAATATCAGCAGGGGCCGTGTACACAGACGAAGGCGAGTCTCTGGAGTTTGACATCAAGCATAGATATAAGGTGTTACGTGAGGTTATCTCTGAAGCGAGCAAAAAAGTTTTGGTATTTGTACCGTTCAAGAACGTCATAGATGTGCTTGTGGATAAGCTACGTCAGGACGGTATAACCACAGAAATGGTTCGCGGTGATGTGACTGCAAACCAGCGCACTGAGATATTTAAGCAGTTCCAACAAACCCCAAATCCACGCATTTTGGTAATACAACCACAAGCTGCATCGCATGGGGTCACACTAACCGCTGCCGATACTATTGTTTGGTGGGGGCCAACTTCTTCCGTTGAAACCTATGAACAGGCTAACGCCCGTATCCATAGACAGGGCCAAGATCACAAATGCACGGTGATTCAATTGGCAGGATCTCTCGCTGAAAAGCGCGTTTACTCACTTCTAGATAATAAATTACACACTCACACAAAAATTATTGATCTCTACAAAGAAATTGTTGCATAACTAACAGAACAATAGCAGAATGCGTTTCTCGCTTTTGGAGATTCGTATGAGCGATGCAATAAACGTAGATAAGCTAACAAAAGTTTATCTGAAAATAAAAGAGCAACGAGAAGAGTTGTCGAGTAGGTACAAGGAACAGGACGGTCATTTAGAAGAACAACAAAGCACGATCAAAAGTGAGTTGTTGAAGCATCTGCAAGAGCAGAACATTGATTCTATCAGGACACCTAATGGCACCTTTTACCGCACTACTAAGACAAAGTACTGGACTTCTGATTGGGAAAGTATGCACGAGTTTATACTAGAGCATGGTTTGCCTGATCTTCTAGAGAAGCGGCTACACCAAACAAATGTGCGGACGTTTCTAGAGGAAAATGAAGATCTGCTACCGAAAGGTCTGAACGTCGATAGCGAATACTCGTTATCAGTTCGGAGACCTAAAAAATGACAGACCCTCTAGTGCCAATCGAATCTGTTGCACAGCACTTCAAAGTGTCTATTTCAACAATTCGTTTGTGGGTTCGACAAGGTATTGTTCCTCCAAATAGTTACGTGAAGATAGGTAAAACCTACAGGTTTTCACTGCCTGATGTGACGTTTGCACTGCTTCGTTATGACAATGATATTGACGAAGTAGAGGAAGATTCGGACGATGATTTGTGAGAATCAGCATCCGTGGGGGTTACTTCTCTGGGCCACCAGAGCTAGATGCATACTGCACACAAATGAGTGCGGTAATCGTCCATGCTTCTGGAGTTCACAGAAGTTACTTCGCTGGTGAATACCAACCAGAAGGTAATCAGTTACCTGCATGTTGGTCAACGGATACTGAGAGACCAGCGTTACAAGTGCCAGCGGCTACTCGCCAATCTGGTAGGTGTATCGACTGCACTCAGAATATACGTGGATCAGCAATAGGTGGTAGTGGCAGAGCGTGTAGGTTCTTTCAGCTTTTAGCGATTGCTTTTGAGCATGATCTAAACACTGTACATAGACTGCAAGTTCCGTCAGCAAGCATCTTTGGCAAGAGCAACAGTAACATGTCGCTTGAAGCCTACTCGCGCTTTTTGGCTAAACACGGAACGCCAAGCGCAACTGTAGTAACAAAAATTTATTTTGATACGACAAGTAACATGCCTCGTTTGTGCTTTGCACCGTCGAGAGCATTGCGGACGGAGGAGTTAGACGTTGTGCGTGAGGTCGTCACTCGGCCCAGCACCCTCAACACAATTACGTTTGAGGTTGTAGATCACACACAGTCTCCTTTTCCGGTTAGTAAGGGTTTTGAAATTAAGGAGACATATCATGGCTGAAGCCCAATACATAATACCTAGCGCAGAAGCGTTATACCCAAAGATCGACCAAACTTATAAGTTTGACCAGACTGCAAACCGCTCGGTTCCTTGTGATCCCTTTGATGACGGTGCAGCCTACGAGCTAAATTTTAAGCTATCAGAGTCTGACGCTAGGAAGCTATACAAGGCGATGAAGGCTTACTACCTTGAGAGAAAAGAAAAGAGCTGGCCTGACAAGTTCCCAAATCCTTTCAAGAAGCAAGAAGACGGTACTTACGAAGGTAAGACCCGACTAAAAGGCGCTTTTGGTAAAGATGCCAGCCGTAAGCCACTATTAGTGGACTCTAAAAATACGCCATGCGGTGACGATTTCAGACTCACTAGCGGCAGTATTGTCAATATCTCTGTGACATTTGTTCCATACAGTGTCTCAGGTAGCACTGGTGTTAGTTTGCGTATCAACGCCGTACAGGTGTTGAAGTACGAGCCAATGAAAGCTAGCAGTCCTTTTGCTGCTGTTTCTGATGGCTACGTGGCTACGGAAGCTAGCCCGTTCTCTCCTGCTCCCGAACAACCTGTTATCTCTGCAGAGGATGATGACGATGGTTTTGGGGATGAGGAAGATCTGCCCCCTGTGGCAGAACCGAAAAAGAAGGTTGTCAAAAAGTCTGCCCCTGCACCTACAGACGCTGGCAATCTAAGTTCGATCATTGATGCTTGGGATGACGAAGACTAGGTTTTAATGGTCACTTCATCACGGCTAGGTATGTGGCAAACCGAAAAGAGTGAAGCCCCCTAGTATTCACTCCTGCCGTGGTGTCTTTTCTTTTTAGGTGCATAAATGGATACAAAATTATTTTTAAGGAGTCTACTGCCCCCCAAAGGAATTTACGTTTTATTGCGGATCAATTCGCAAACAGGAAACCTTGAGCAAACGTCTTACACGGACATAGATGATTTAGAACGTGCTGCTATAGAAGCAGACGGGGCGGGGTTAGACGTATATTTTGCGTTGAGTTCTTTCTGTAAAGAAAACTCTCGTAAGGCAGTAGACGCTAAGTACATACAAAGTTTCTTTTTGGATTTAGATTGTGGGGCTGACAAGCCACACGCAACACAGGTAGACGTAATTCAAGAACTGCAAAGTTTCTGTGCAGCAACTAAATTACCAAAACCACTTATAGTTAGCTCTGGTAGAGGCGTGCACGTCTATTGGATGCTGCGCGAAGCGGTCAGCGTCACGGATTGGAAACCCGTGGCACAAAGACTAAAGAACCTATGTGCAGAACATAAGTTTGAAATAGACACCAGTGTTCCCGCAGATGCAGCTAGGGTGTTACGTGTTCTAGGCACGCACAACTACAAGCCCGACTCACCCGCCCCAGTGCAGCTTTTAAGCGGTGTTCCCAAAGCTGTAGATTTCGATTGGTTTTCAGAGGCCATTGGTGGGCCGGTGATAACAGTTCCTACAAAACATGAAGAGGGAAGCGCAGGGGCTTTTGCTGAGTTCTTACTCAAGTCTAGTGAGTTTAGTTTTAAAGACATTTTAATTAAAACGAATAACGGTAATGGCTGTGCACAACTTGGTTTGATAGTAGCCAATCAAGAAGTTACTACAGAGCCAATGTGGAGAGCGGGACTGTCTATTACGAAGTTCTGCCGTGATGGAGACAAGGCAGCGCATATGCTGTCTGCAAAGCACCCTGAGTACGTTCCGCACTTAACAGAGACTAAAAAGGATCTGGTAAAAGGCCCGTACAGGTGTGCAACGTTTGATGAGAATAATCCAAATGTCTGCACGGACTGCCCTCACTGGGGCAAAATAAAATCTCCAATAGTGCTTGGGCGTAGGTTCAAAGCATCCGAAGATTGTGCCGACAGTGAAGACTCAGCAACCAACAATAGGTCTCCTGAACTTACAGACTCATCAGAGTTGGCGTTAGTAGATGATACGTCAGAACATGTTATACCCACATATCCACGTCCGTACTTTCGTGGAGCTAGCGGTGGAGTGTTTGTTAGAAGCACCAACCCAGACGGTGAAACAGATGAACGAGTGATCTACCAAAACGACATCTACGTAACACGGCGTTTGCATGATGTTGAAACCGGCGAAATGGTTGTAGTGCGGTTACACTTACCTAAAGATGGAGTGCGGGAGTTCACACTACCGCTAACAGCACTTACATCTAGAGAAGAATTTAGAAAGAATATGGCAGCGATGGGCGTTGCCGTTTTGAAACAGGACGACTTACAGCAGTATATGACTACATGGGTTAACGAGTTACAGGCAAAATCTGTAGCAGACACGGCACACCGGCAGTACGGATGGTCAACAGATGAATGCCGTAGCTTTGTGGTTGGTGACAAAGAGATACACCCAAATAAGATTTCTTATAACCCACCCACCGTGCCTACAATGCAGTCCTATCCGTTCTTCAAAACGAAAGGCACGCTAGAAGGTTGGCAAGAGATGGCGAACTTCTACCTGTCAAGAGAGGGTATGGAGATGCACCAGTATATAGTGTGCACTGCTTTTGGTTCTCCGCTCATGCAATTCCTACCGCAGAACTGTGCCACTATGCACGTCCATGATAAGGCTGGCGGTGCAGGGAAAACGGCGGCTATGAAAGTGGCCGCAGCCGCGTGGGGGCATTTCAAGGGGATAGTGGTAGATGATAATGACACTACTTCTTTCAAGATGAATCGTGGAGAGGTGTTACACAATCTACCGTTCTACATTGACGAGGTGACAAATACGCCTGAGAAGGAGATGAGTGGTCTTGCGTATCAATTAACCAGCGGGCAGCAACGCGGGCGTATGAGTAATGGCTCAAACATAGAACGCACAAGGGGCGAACCTTGGAAACTATTGTGCTGCACTACAGGCAACATGAGTGCAATTGAGAAAATATCATTGTTCAAAGCTGGGCCGAAAGCAGAAGCACAGAGGATATTAGAGCATCGTGCTAGACAGATCTTTTCAAAGTCAAAGGACAAAGAACTTACCGACAACTTTGAAAGGAGCATAGAAGAACACTATGGGCACGCAGGCCCGATCTTTATACAGCATGTAATGAATCACATAGAGCACTACAAAGGACAGCTTCGTATCGTGCAGCAAACCATAGACCGCCGTGCTGGGCTGGCCCCAGAAAACAGATTTTGGTCGGCGGGAGCAGCGTGTGCCATAACTGGTGGCATGATCGCTCAGAAGTTAGGGTTAGTAGATTACGATATGGAAGCCATTACCAAATGGATCGTAGGGCTACTAAAAGAAAACAAGAAAAACGTAAGTGAAATGGGGGCATCAGTAGAGCAAGTCTTAAATGACTACATCATGGAACACTACGGTAACGTGTTATGGATAAAAAGCACTGATGACTTACGAAAACAAAATGAGACTAACATACTTGCAAACGGGTTAGATTCCCTTGTAGTGCCTGACGCTATACCAAAAGTTAAGTTTGTTGCGAGGTATGAGACAGACATAAAACGTATGTACTTGCTACCTAAACCACTAAAAGAATGGTGCGGCAAACAGCAGATAAACTACGCAGGGTTTGTAGAAGACCTTATTGGTAAGCTGAAAGGCAAGCGCACCAAGATGCGTTTGAGTAAAGGCACACAAATGAGACTGCCGCCCACAAGTGTGATTGTAGTGAACTTCTCAATAGACGATGAGTAGTGGGCGTACTCAAGACTGATGATATAAACCCTGATGGAGTACGTATCGTGATTGATTGGCCGAGCATGGTTATCAGCAGTTCAGTGTTCGTGCCTTGCATAAATACTCAATTAGCAAAACAACAAATACTGAAAATAGTTACTGGTTTTGGTTGGGAATGTACGGTAAAAGTTGTTACCGAAAGTGACAAATTAGGTGTTCGTGTTTGGAGAACCATGTGATACCATCCCGATTCATAGGATATAGTCTCCAGTAAAATCCTATCTCTCCCACGGCCCCTCTACCTTGGCCTCCCTTACACCTTGGTAGAGGGGTATCCTTAAAAGAACCCCACATCGTCTACTAGGTTTTGTGCGCCTTCAGATAACGTAACACCGTTATACATCTTGGCCTTGGTTGTGCGTTTATGGCTCTCTAGAGACCGCTCTATTGTTTTGCTATCTATACGCAGTTTAGGGTTTATTCTGACAGCATCGCTGGCGTTAAACTCATTCATCTTTTGGCGTATTCTTCTCTTTTCATCAAACTCGCCGAATCTGGTAGCAACATAGTAGCTATTTAATAGTCGGCCCCTTTCTCGTGTGGCCGCAGTCTCTATGTTCTTCACCGCACGCTTTTCTGCTTCACTTCTCGTATATTCGGCTGGTGGGAATCCTAATATCTTTACTGCCAACTCTCCTGCCGACATGTCATCGTATATGTAGTCCCCACGTCTGTTACGTATACCTCCCTCCATAGGGTAACGAATTGCGCCCTGATACACGTTACGCACTGCTCCGGGCAGTATATCTTCAACCCCACGCATAAGATCTCTACCGTTTTCTGCGTCTATTAGTTTTCCAGCTCCACGATATGCTCTGGATACCACACTCCATGCAGGGCCACCTAGATAATGCATGAATGTTTCTGCGGGAGATGGATCAGATGTGAACCTGTCTGCTTCAATAAGCAAGTCAGTCAACTTAATGCGCTCAGATACGTCAATACCAAATAGTTCTGTTGGTATTCCCCTGTATACAGCCTCATTATTCAGCGAGCTACGCACAAAAGTATCGAAATCTTCCTCGTAATCATCCGTAAATGCGTCGTACAACGCCGAAATTGCCCCGTACAGCGGCAGTCCTTGCACCCCAGCTAGCAGCAATGCAGATAAATGCACGCCTGCAAGCTGCTTGAACGCCTCTGATTTGGCTGTTTTTACGAGCGCGTCTATTGTGCTTTTTGCCACACCTTTTGATTCGAGGTCTTTTCTGTAACTATCAGCAAATACTTGAACAGCCTCATAACCTGTTTTGCCCATCGCGTAGTACATTTGAATACCGTAGTTCTTGTACATCAACGCAACACGGCCTATGCCCTCTCGTGCAAGTCGAGGGCCAGTCTCTAAAGTAGCACCACCGTTTATTAACTGAGTTTCATATAACGCTTTATCTGCCGCTTGTTTTCTTTGTTCTGCCGTCGCCTTGTTCGGGTCACCGTTTGTGAGTTTATCCAGTTCTAGCTTATAAGCAGTTACCATAGTCACTTGGCGATTCATCAACTCTGCTTGATGGAACATAAGCGCAGAGGCGTTTGTCATAGTGTCATAACGGCTCATTTTGCGTCCTGCACCATCCACGCTCAGTGTATCTGCAAGGAACGACGAGTTTAGATGCCCTCGTCTAGAAGCCAATTGAACCAGCGGTGCCAACCCCTCTAGTTCAGTAATCATATCTTTAGGTAGGTCTAAGTCTTCTCTTACAGAAAAGAGTAAGTCCCCGCTGTTTGGGTCTCTAGTAAACGTGTAGTAGTTATCCAAACTCTTGAGGGACATATCTTGCAATGTTCCGTATAACCCGTCCTCTGCAAGTTTTTGTTTTATGCTATCTGGCGTCCGCACATCACCATATAAAGTACGGCTTGCCTTGTTCATAGGCGCACCTTGAAACAACTTCGCAGAATCTTTTACTGCATTAGTGGCTTGTTTGGCTCCATATTTACCGCTCAACATGGGTAACGCAAATAACGGTATTTGAGATAAGTTCACGAGTGCCGAAGATGCGTTAAATCCTATCGTGTACAAAAATGCCAAGCGGTTAGCGTGTTTAGGCCAGCCTTCTACGGTGGGCTGTATCGCAAACTGTGCACGACTTCTAAGCTCTTCGATTAGCTGTGCGTTTCTAGCACTGTCTTTACCTAGCCCTTGTGCTTCAACTTGCTCTAGCATCTGGTCTAGTTCACGCGATATAGCGTTGCTGTTCTTGATGCGTTCTGTCTGTCGCGCCAAATCAAAGGCTTTTGTTCTGGCTGCGTCTACTGCATCCATGTCATAGCCTTCAGTGTTTTTACGTTTGATTAACGCTTTTGCAAAAGAAGATTCTGGTAGCTCCTCAATGAACAACCTAGTTATTTGTTCTTTTACTGTGGGATCTATGGTCTGGTCTGTTAGATCTAATATCTTCAATACATCAGAAACAAATGACCCCGGCGGTGGGTTTCTATAAGAAGACGACTTACTGTTATCCCAAGAATCAACTTCAAAGCCTTGCTTCTCGTAAGACTCCATTGCGGTAAGTCGCTCTCCCGGCGTGTTAAAAGCAAATACCGCCGCGTTAGATCTATCACCTTCCTTTTGCCGCACAGCTAACCAGTAGCTGCCACTACGAGTGAGTGGGAAGTATGGCTCCTTACCTGTGTTTTCTAGCAGTTTAGCCAGCAGTTCGTTTTTAAGGTTAGTTCTTGTGGTCTCTCCTACGGGTAGATCATCAAGCCGCCCCCGCAAAGAATCTATCAGCGCGTTGTATTGATCTCTGTAGAATCCACGCAACTCTTCATAGGCTTTTCTTCCATCTGGCCCCATTTCTGCACTCTGAAATAATGCACGTAACTCGTTATATTTATCTATCTTCCGTTGTGAAGTTCCTTCAACTGTTTGATCGCCGTATTTCTTCTTGGCTTCAGCAGGTGTTAAGTTGGGGTCTACCTCGTTTATGGTGCTTTCGTAAACAAGATTATTAAAGGTCTTCATTGTTTCCTGTGGTGCTTTACTGGCCCACCGGAATACAGGCTCTAACGTCTGCCTAGTAACCTGTTCTGCCTCCGTCAAACGCCCACGCTGCGTTTCTATGGCATCTAGTATTCTTTTTGCGTTGGGTATGCCACGGGCTTCGGCGATGTCTTGTATTGATCCGTTTGGCAGAAACCCAAATATCTTAGTAAGGTACTTCTTAGCCCCTACTTGCGGGTCTGTCAGGAAGGCTTCTATCTCTTTCGATAGCTTCTTTCTTGCAGTCGCTCTACCCTCGGCTGTCCTAAACCCAGCTTCTTGACCTTTTATCTCTTCAAAGATTCTACGTACATCATCGGGCCTACCTGATGCAGCCAGCAGCGGGCCATACCTAAACTCAGGTGCAGGCGCTAATATCTCTTGTATGCGTCTGAACGCTTTACCTTTAGCACTGCGGTCAAACCTCTGAATACCTAAAAAGTCCGATAATATCTGTAACAGCTTCTCCCAAAAGGTTAGTTGTTCACCCTTGGGCGATATTTTTGCTAGGTCGTTTTGGAACTTAGCGTTGGTGAAGGCTTCCGCTACAAACTCTTTCAGGTTGGTCGCTCCATAGGCATCCCCAAGCTGTCCTTTCACTTCGTCATAGAGTCTTTGCAGCTTCTTTGTGTTTGGGTGGGACTTGTTTGCCAGCACGTTATCTGTGGCTGCGTGTGCCATCTCATGCAGCAGAATGCCGACAGATGTACCAGATTCTTCGTCTAGTAGTATCTCGTTTGTTTTTGGATTAAACGCACCGTCTAACGGTACGATTTCTCCCGTAACTGGGCTTTTGCCTCTGATAGAACGACTAGGCCGCACCTTGATCTTAGTGGTAAACGTGTAGTTTGCTAGCGTCCTAGCTATCTTCTTAGTGGTCGGGTCATCCACGGTTTGAGCTATCTCTAGCAAAGCGCGTCGTAGTTCGCCCTTTTTAGCAGCACGCAGTGCCGTGTCCGGTAGGGGTGCGTCTATTGCGTTGTATGCAATCTGGCTGGCTCCAAGCAAGTTGTCTTGGTCGTTTATGGCTTGCTCATCTCGGGCGGCTTCTACAGCTTGTTTTTGAGTAAGTCCTTCCTTTTTCTTATCAGCGACAAGTTTCGTAAACTCTGCGTTACGTGCAGCTCGTTCCTCCTTGGATAAATCATTTGAGGTAACTGCTTCTGTGATGTCAGTTTCGACCTCGGTTTCTGGCGCTTGTTGTGTCCTTGCCGCAGTCTCTTCTCTAGCCGTTTCTTCTATTTTTTTATTTTTATCGGCTATCTCACGTTCTGTACGCTGTTTAAGCGCCTCATCTCTTTTCTTATTTACAGCATTTGTTTTTTCTTCAAGCTGCTTTGTTAGCTCTTCTGTCTTTGCTGCTATCTCTCGCTTACGAGCCTCTTTAGACGATACGGATTTACGAACCCGTTTTTTCATCGCGGTAAGATCTTTTGAGAGTTGCTCTCGTAGCTCCCGCTTTTCGTTTGCGGCTTCGGCTATTATCGGATCAGCACGTTCTGCTGACTGTTGTTCTAACTCCGCAAGAGTTTCTGCATCTACAGCGGTAACTTCTTTTTTTGGTTCAGCTTTTGCTGCAATCTTCTTTCTTGTTCGCTGTATCAGCGTAGGGGCAGCGACCTCTTCTGTAACACGGGGTCTTCTACCCGTGGGGGTAACAAGTTCTAGCTGCGCTTCTGGTGTACCTTTTAAAAACCTGTTTATAGCAGATTTTGCTTTTCCAGAAGTGCCTCTTCTAGCAGCGTATTTGGTAAGTATGTCCTGCTGCTCAGTTTCTCGTAAGTCCTTATCTAATAGTTTTTGCCGTATCGGGTCTTTCGCCGGGATAGATAGACTGTCCAGAGCTTCTTCTGTAGCAACCACCGGATCTGGCGCGGTTTCAACGTCTGCAGACTCGGTAGCGGTGAGCCTCGCTTCTTGCCGTGCTTTGGCTAGTTCAGTTGGAAACAAATCGGGCTGATCTTCTGCGGCTATTGCTGCACGTTGCTGCCCTAGCCGTGCCTCATCTGACACAGGCTCTTCTGTAATTCGTCGTTCTCTGTCTTGACGGTTAATACGATCTAATGCTTCTTCTCTAGTAAGCGCCTGTCCTTCTGGAGTAACGGCAAGTGTTTCACCAGCGATGGTCTCACCTTCTGGCGCAGGTATTCCTAGTAGTTGTGGGCCAATGCGTTCTGGCTCAAGCCCCGGTAATGCCATTTGATCGGGGGACACTTGTTCACGAACAGGTGTATCAGGTTCTTCTAAAGATCTTTCATACAAAGCACGTTCTTCTGGAGAGAGTTTTTGCACACGCTTTGCTATTGACTCCAGCCGACTTTCTTTCTGCTTATCGGTAAGCTCTGCAAAAGGCTTCTTGTAGCCGCCCTCTACCTTGGCTCGGATCTCTTCAATATCTAGCTCTGGTGCTTTGGGCACGCCCAGTAGTTCTAACTGTGTAGGTTCTTCTGGCCTAAACTCAAGCAGCCCTGCAATCTCAGGGCTGTCTGGCTGTTCTTCTGCCGCTTCTGCAATAGTTTTACCGCTCTTGCGAGAAGTAAATAAATCCACTAATCCCTGCAATATCGCGCCTGCAGAGCCACCAAGAGCTGCTTCTTGAGCAGTTGTTATGTCAAATGCTTCTGCTAGAGCGTCGTACTCTCTTGCATTTAAGTTTTGTAGAACGTTAGACGCTGCTTCCTGCGCAGCTTCTGCACCACCTGTTACACCTGCACTGCGTATACGCTCGCCAAAAGTCTCGACTTTCTCAGGAGGTATTTTATCTAGTATTTTATTAAGGGTAGGCAGATCAGCAAATTTTACTACTCTTGCAATAGGTAGTATGTCTAGCAGTCCAATACCAGCACCACGCGCTGTAACCGTAGCTCTTTCTTCTTCAGTAGCGCCAGCGGCCCTTGCTCGTTCACTTGCTTCACCGGCTCCAGCACCAGCGGCAGCTAGGGCACCAAGACCTATAGCAGCGGCACCGGGAGCACCGGCAGCGGCAGCGGCTGCAGGCAAAGTAGCAATACCTGCAATAGACCCAAGGGCTTGGCTTATTTGATAACTAATGGAGTCAGGGTCACCGCCTTCTGGGCGTAAGGCCGCAGCACCGGCTTTAATTTTTTCACGGGCAACAAGTTCAGCCTCTTCTTCTAGTGCGGCTGCACCACCCAGTAACGCAAGCTCACCTACGTCAACGATACCTGCGCCGATTCCAGAAGTAATGTTCTCAATTACGCCAGCTTCTTCGCGTGGAGCAAGAGCACGTAGTATTGCTATATCTCTTTTTATGTCTTCTTCGTAGTCTTTGAGGGCTGCTACGGCTCTAGCGTCCCCTGCGGCTTGGGCGTTTCTAATCGCCGTTTGTACCTGCTCTAAAGAATGAGTTTGCATTACTGCTGAGATTTTAGGTATTGATCCATAAGCGCACTTCGTTGTTGCTGTTGGGCAGAAGCGGCTCTTTGCGAGCTAACATCTTCCCCTAATGCCTCTAAGCGCCGTAATATGTCTTGTTCTCTTGCGAATACGCCATTTTGTTCTAAGATAAATCCTTTAACTAATCCCGCTTGATTTACTAACGCTTCCACATCAGCCCCCGGAGCTAACGCTCTATCTATTAACCCGGCTATTATTGGTGCGAGTAATGCGTCACGGCGTTCTATTTCCGCTTTTAGTAATTCTTGCATTTCTGTGCGTGATGCCCCGCGCAGTTCAGCAGCGGCTATTGCACGATCAGTTTCTTGCCCTAGTAAATCTAATTCCGTTTTAATGTTTTGTATGTTTGCATCAAGTATGCGCTCTGCTTCTTTTTCAGCGGCAGAAATATCGCCTGTAGCGGCTTGAGACATAGTGCTTGCATACGCCCGCTTCTCTTCTGATAGCACGCGCTCCGCCTTATCCGCACTGTCAATGCCTTTAGCCAACACAGTTTGCTCGATATTTAGAAGCTCGTTCTCTATGCCAAATTCATCTTTGAGATCTTGCCGCTGCTGTGCACGTTGCTGAGACAATTTACCTATATATCCTGCAGCAAAGCCTCCCGGCCCACCACGTTG